TCCTGCTTCTTTGTGTCAAGGTTGTACCGTTCAGCACAAGCCTCAAGAGACAGGGGTTCCTTCTGCCCACGTTGCAGCACGTACTCACCTAACATGGTATCAAAGATTGCACCTTCATAGGTGAACCCTGACTCCCACAACCATATCAAGTCGTGTGCTGCGTTGTGCATAATTAGAAGGGCGGTTTCATCCAATGCTTTCTGGACAATGTACCGCCCCTCTGGTGTGGGTGGTTGCTCAGAGTGATCAAAAGTTACAATGCTTTCATTTCCAAGATCATCTAGCATACCCACTTGAACTAATGTATTCTCTGGTTCAAACGGATCAAGGTGTAGCTTGCCGTTACGTTTTACCACAGTGTTTTCTACGTCGAGGGTAAGGTGTTTCATTTAGTCAATATCTCCTTCGTGCCAGTATTCCCAGTCATCAACTACCATGTTTCTATATGCTTCGTCAAGTTCTTTTTGGAATTGTTTATCGTTAGCGAATATATTCATAGCTTCTACTGCTTCGGTTACTGTCAGGTTTAACCGCTTCATCTGTTCTATCAAAGATACGGAATCAATTTCATCTGCATTCATGTTTGCTTTCTCCTTTTCTCTGGCACGGTTTCTTTCTTCGTCAGTCATTGGACGTATCTTCGTCATCGTTTGCTCCAAACACATACTCTGTTAGTTCATCTTTCTGATACTTGATGTGATCCTCAATAAAGTCATACACTATCTGAAGATCAAGCTTGGCTGCTGCACAGTATAGTACTAGCTTCAGCCCTTCTTCCTGTAGCAACTTAGCACAGTCGTTATCCAAGTGAAACTGATATGTGGCACTGCCATCTTCGTGTTCCTCTACTTGTTCTACTCCAATTCTTCCTGTCATTCTGCGTACTCCATCAATGCATCCCATGATACGGGGTATATCTTAGCCATAGTCAAAGCAACCTTCTGTGCTACTAACTGTGTTTCTTCTTGTGTGTCTGACTTCATACGTAGGCTACACATCTTAGCAAAGGCGAACAGTGTGCCTGACCAGTACCACTCTGTCATTGTTGACTGTGGCAGTACCATACGTGCTTGCTCTGGGGATACGCCCTTGGCTAACAGGTAGTTGTAGTTTTGACGACAGTCTTCAACCATGTTACGTGCAACTGATGGACGTATGTCATTGATCACACCATCACTGCCCTGCTTCTTGTCTTCACTACGTCCACGCCACACATCAGGTTGATAGAACTCAGGATCATCATCCACATACCTACGGCTGATCTCGTTCCACGGCATGTACTCGTGCTTGACTAGCTGACGTGCCACAAACACAGGTGCCTTAATGTGGAACGTTGCAAACGTGTGATTGAAAGGTGACTTGTGTTTGTGTTTAGCTAGATAACGTATTAGCTTGGCATCCTTAGTTTTCAGAATGTTTGGCTCACCTGTATAGATGCGTTGATGCCATTCTGATTTCTTACCGAAGCTGACACGTGCAGCATTCACTACTGATAGATCACTACCCATGTGATCAATGTATGTTACTTCCATTATACTTGATACCTCGCAGTTTTGTATTCCAGATCACAGTGTACAACACCATGCCATCCAGATAGTTTATTCTTCACAACATTCAAGTGACGTTGTGTATCTTCTTCCTCTTGCCCGTCAACCACAGGGTTCTTGGCAATCAATACCATAAGGTCAGCCTCTGCTGCCTTACCTGTACGTGAACCTTCCATCATGCTCTGGTTCAATAGAACCTTACCCTCTGCATCAGCAGAAAGCTGAGACATGTAGAAGATCGCACAGTTGTGCGCCTTAGCAATCTGACGGGCATAGATAGCATTAGCTTTCAACGCTTCATCAGGACGGGCATACCCACCTGCCTTAGCAAACTTGTCACCCATATCAAGGATCACAATGTCAGGTTTGTATGACTTGCATACTGACTCCACCCATGACATGTCACGGTCACTGGCATCCTTGATCTTGATGTTGTCCTTGACCACAGAGTACAGATCACGAGCACGGGCAGGGTTGTCCTTCACCTCTTGCATTGTCATGCCTGTGGCGGCAGTCAAGTACCGTGCACCTACACGGTGTGATGCTTCCTCGTTACACAGAATGACACACTTGGCACCCTGATGCGCAAACCCATTCGGAGCAGCGATAAGAGAGGCGTGGAACGATGTCTTACCTGTGTTAGGACGTGCACCTACCTCAATAAGATGACCCGCATTCACGCCCTCTACCTTACGTGTCAGGGTAGGTATGTTGAATGTCCACTGTGATTCCAAATCATTCTTTGCAAGCAAAGTTTCAATGTCAATGTCATCCCATTCAATACGTAGGTCAGGTGTGAAGTCATCTGAATAACGTTCAAGGATGTCACGTAGTGGTTCCAAGCTACCCTTGCTACCATTCACATAGTCAAAGCCAAGGTTAGCAATGTCCTCACCCACCACCTGTTGAAACAGCTTAGACAGCACTTCTTGTGCTACGTCACTACCCATAGGTGACTCTTTCTTTATCTGATGAAACAGTGAACTGTAAGCTTGTTTCTGTGCAGTGGTGAGTGTTGGATTGTTCGACATGAACAATGCCTCTATCTCGTCAGGTGTTACGGTACGTTCGTAACGATCCATAGCTTTGTCGATTGACTGCTTGATCTTACGTACATCTTTGCTGAACAGCCGATCAGGACACTTGGCTCCACGATGATCGTCGTAGAACTCCTTGTCCATTAAGCTGCGTACAAGTGATAATTCCATTATGTTTCTCCTAGTGCTAGTAAATTGTTTATGTCGGTAGGGTTACGATATTTCAGGTCATCTGTCAAACGTAATACTTTTACATTCTCTACATAACCACGTAGTTCTTTTGCAAATTGCAGTGTCTTTGGTAAAGCATCGGGGTCAAGTGCAATGATAACAGTCTTGAGGTGTGATAAGTACTGCTTATGTGCCTCAGAGAGTGAGGTGCCCAACACTGCTACCCCGACATACACCCCACTCTCCAAGCATCCAGAACTGCCTGTCGCACCCACAATGGCGGCACTCACACAGTCCTCAACGACTACCCCAGTTTTACCACATCCATACACATACGGCAAGGGGTTTTTACCATATCTTTTCCACTTTGGTAACTTTTTTCCTAGTGCTCTGCCAGTGGCATCTACCATGATATTGTTATGTACCACAGGAAATACGACACGGTGTTCACGAACATCATACAACAATCCAAGTGACACGGGATCAATGTCCCACTGATTACAGAACTCTGACACTGCATCAACGTCACGTACAATCCATTCAGGTTTCTGGAATGTGACTGCCTCTGTCTCAGCAGCTACAGTGCCTAGTGACTTACGGATATCGTCACTGGTAAGGTGCACACGTGTCCCACCAGACACACGGCACCCTGCTTTGTAACAGTTCCATACAAGCTGACCCATGTTATTGGTGGCTGTAAATGTTTTAACTCCCCCACATACTGGGCAGTTAGTACGTTTAGTTTCACCATTAACTAAGTTCATATCACTTATATGTTCTTTTATATTCATTATGTATCACTTTCTGTGTTGTTCGTTTCACTCAAGCATACAGACATGTCTCTCTGTGTCAAGGCACTATTTGCACTTTCGTAAGTATGCTTCATGTATGGTTTCACAGATGCAACATGTGTATGCCCTGTCACTGCCATGATTTGGGGCAAAGGTACACCCTTATCAACCATCTGTGTTACACCAGTACGACGAATGTCCATCAGACGTAGCTCATCAGGTAGCTTTGCTAGTCTCATGATGTTTCGTCCAACCTTGGACAGTCTCTCCATAGCATAGGGTTGGAACCTACCGTCACGTGGTTGTGGGTGTGGTGCAACCCATTCTTGAAAACCAAAGTCAGCTTTCTGTTCTAGCAGCATGGCATTCAGGTTGTCGCTGATAGGTAGGAACACCTCTGACCTACGCTTGCTCTGCTCCAACGTAAGTTGTTGCTTCTTCAGGTCAAGATTATCCCAACGCAGCATACGCATGTCACCTAGTCGTTGACACCACTCGTATGCCATGTGCACAATCAGTCCCAGATTACGGTACTGAAAATCAGAGTATGCCACGTCAAGAAATTTATTCACCTCACCATGTGTCCATATAACTTTACGCTGCTTCTGCTGCTTACGTTTAATCTTGGCAAATGGATTTTGCTCTGCGTGTTCCATTTGTATGGCGTAGTTGTACACCCTACTCGCACACGTTGCCGCATGGTTAGCAAAGCTGATCCCACGTTCAACCCATTTCTCATATGCTTGTTTTGCAACTTTAGGTGTAACCTCTCTGTACTTACGGCACCCAATTGTCTGGTGCACCACAGTCAAGAAGTACCTGTAGTCAACCTTGGTTGAGTCACGTAACATCTTGAAATCATTAGATAAATAATAAAAGTTGATAAGGTCTGTGACCTTGCTGCTTGGCTTCAGCTTCACAACTTTAGATTGTTCTTCACGATACAGGTCAATCAAATCATTAGCATGTTTAGCCCACTGTCTTGCTTTTTTTGGGTCATTACTAAGTTCAAAACGTTCTACTACTCCCTCATTCACCAATGCTTGCGGTGGATTGAAACGGTAAGAGATGTCACCCGAAGGTGACACTCTCTGTTGTACATATCGTGGTAAGGTTCTCATGTGTTATGCAGCCTCCAATGTAATGAACCGATCATCAGATACCCACTTGGATACCTCTTGCTCACGTGACCACATGCTGATGGCCTGTGTGTCGTTGCCTGTGTTACGTAGGTTGAACCCGTTACGTTCATCAGCATACGATGCATAGTTTGTGAACGCAGAGTACAATGCCCACTTGTTGTGACCACGTGTCGCAGCCTCTTGTAGGTACAGCATGTACATTTTCTCTGCCTTACGTTCAGATGAAATCATTTCTTCCAACAGAGAACGAATGTCCACATACTTCGTGGATGTCTGCGCCCACACTTGCATCTTACCTGCCTCAGTGTAGAAGTCGGTACGAGCACGAGCAAGTTCGTAGATGAAACTCTCCATAGAGAAGTTCGCAGTGTTCTTCTTACGGATTTTGTCATACTCTCCACGAATACATCCGTTGGTGCAGAAGAAATCAATGGCACCGAAGTACACTTGGTTGCTACACGAACCGTCAATACCATGTAATGATATAATACGATTACCAATTTGTGTTTGGTGCTTATCAGTTGTGATCTCCACCTGCATGTCGGGCAGTTCAATGTCAAGCATTGACCATGCACCATTACGTGCAGTTTTCCAATTGAACTTGGCATTCATCAGTTCAGATGAAAGCAGTTCGTCAGTCACTGTGTCCATGACACCACGGTAAAAGTCACCATGTGATGCACACTTGAATGACTTACCGACGATACCAAGGTACTCGCCAGTGTCTGCATTAATGACGTACTTCTTATCATCAACCTTGGTTGGTTCAAACTCTACGTCAAAGTCTAAGTGGGTTGGAATATCAAACGGCATAATTTATCTCCTTCAGTTGTTTGTATGGCAACTGTGCCATAGTTGTATAAGTATGTCAACATCTATTTGTAAAAGATGTGTGACCCTAGTGTTACTGTTTGGGTGTAGTGATTGCGCCACCACGGTCTAACATAGTTAGCATGGTAATGTGTGGCACCATCTGTGTTATCCTCATGATAGCCATACACTACGTTATGTGCCACCACTTTGGCATACAGCCAATGTGTTTCTTCACGAGGCGTGTCGGACTTACCGTCACAGTACCAACTGAACTGGCACTTGTGTTTGCCACGGTGAAAGCCCTGATACACTACCTTGCAAGCATCGTCAGGGAATGCGTCATGTGCCACACGATTGAGTACAACGTGGGCAACGGCATACATACCTGCCATAGGCTCACTACGTGCCTCGTGATACACGTTCAGTGCGATACATGTGAGTGCTGCTTCAAGCATATACATTCTCCCATTGCCAATCAAACCATGTAGGCTTGTTACGTTTACTCCAGACCATATCAAACCTATGCTGCTTGGTATGGTAAAACTTACGGTAACTGTCTACAGGCCAGTGTTCCCCTGTCTTCAGGTGTGTGTATTCACTGAAGCATTCAGGGTGTGCAGTCAATTCACCTGTCGGCACAAACCTTGCACCCTCTCGCAGTGCGTCAAT